ATGGCATTTGAATTTAGTAATTATTCAGTAAAAATTACAAGAGTTGCTGGCGCTGACTTATCAGCCCTTCAATACACTTTTGTAAAATTAAGTACAACTGACACAGTTGTTACTTGTTCAGCCGCAACCGATATTCCAATCGGTGTGTTGCAGAACGCCCCAACATCAGGACAAGAAGCCGAAGTTTTAATCGTCGGTGGAACTAAATTAGTCGCTGGTGCAACTGTCGCTATTGGCGACCTACTAGGCGTAACATCAGCCGCAAAAGCAAGCGTTGTTACAACAACAGATACAACTAAGTATGTTCTTGGTAGTGCCATCTCAGGTGGTGCAAGTTCTGATGTAATTACCGCAGTTGTGAACTGTGCTAACCCAACTAGAGCAAACTAAGGAGATATAACTCATGCCACAACCAAGTATTAACTCAGTCCATGTTGATGCGATTCTGACAAACATTTCAGTAGCGTATCTTCAAAATCAGGACAACTTTATCGCTGACAAGGTATTCCCAGTAATTCCTGTCGATAAGAAGAGCGATAAATTCTTTACCTACACCAAGAACGATTGGTTCCGTGACGAGGCTCAACGCCGCGCTGGTGGAACTGAATCTGCTGGTGGAGGTTACGGTCTTTCAACTGGTTCTTATAGCGCAGATGTATTTGCGTTCCATAAGGATGTAGATGACCAAACTCTTTACAACGCAGATGCACCTCTAAACCCTCTTCGTGAGGCAACAGAGTTTGTAACTCGTCGTTTAATGCTTCGCAAGGAAATCCAATGGAACACAGATTTCTTCGCTGGTTCTATTTGGGCTAATGATTACGACGGTGTTTCAGGAACTCCTTCAACAAACGAAGTAAAGCAATGGTCAGATTATGCCGCTTCAGACCCAATTGATGATATTGAAGATGCGAAAGCAGGAATTCTTTCAACAACTGGTATGGAACCAAACACTTTAGTATTGGGATACGATGTATTCCGTGCGCTAAAGAATCACCCTGACATCGTAGACCGTATCAAGTACACATCTTCACAGACTGTTACTGCCGATATGTTAGCCGCAATGTTTGATGTTCCTCGCGTTATCATTTCAAAGGCTGTTAAGGCTACAAACAATGAAGGTGCAAGTGCCGCGTATTCATTTACATCAGGTAAGAAAGCACTTCTTTGCTATGTTGCTCCAACCCCAGGCTTATTGACTCCTTCTGCTGGATACTCTTTCTCATGGACAGGTGTATCAGGCGGTCTAGGCGCAACAGTAGGTACTTCACAGTTCCGTATGGAATCACTTAAAGCAGACCGAATTGAAGCAGAAATGGCTTTTGATAATAAAGTTATTGCTTCTGACCTTGGTTGGTTTTGGGATTCAGTAGTCGCTTAATTAAATTGAGTAGGGAGGGGGACTAAAAACCCTCTCCCTCTCCAAAACAAGGAGAAATATGTTTAATAGAATTACGCGAGGCAACGCAGTTGTTGGTGGACTTACCGTAACTGGTCAATTGCAACAGATTCGTTCAGTAACAAATATCGCTGATGGTGCCTCAATGGTACATACGGTAGCGGGTATGCAAGGTGGTATTACTACTGCGACCCTTACGACAGCAAGAACTATTACTACACCGACTGCGGCTGCGATTATTGCAGCAACAGGTTCAGTTGTAGGAACAAGTTTTAAGTTTAGTTACATCAACTTAGCAGCCTATGTTGCTACTTTGGCTGGTGGAACTGGTGTAACAATCGTAGGACTTGCAACAACCGCCGCGACTGCTGGACAAGCATCTCGTTGGCAAGTAGTTGTAACCGCTCCAACAACAGTATCAATTTACCGAATAGCATAATGCAAAAACTTGTTCTCAAGACAATGATTGCTGACGGAAAGCAATTAAATTACGGGGATATAGTAGATGTTTCAGGCTGGAAGTATGTTGAGAAGTTGGTAGAACAGCGTTACTTAACTGACGCCCCTCAAGTCAAAATTAAAGAAAAAGCCACCAAATAATTATAGGGGTGGTAATTCAGAGATGAGTTGCCACCCTTTTTTAATAAGGAGTTCAAATGGCAATTAACCATGCAATAGTAAGCGTTGGAAGTACCGCAACCCTTTTAACTGTCGCCGCTTCAGGTGGCGGTAAAGATGGTTCTACTATTTTAATTCAAAATCCCGCAGGTGGTCAGGCAGTATTTTTAGGTGGCGCAGGAGTTACTTCATCATCTTATGGCTACAAACTTGCTATTGATTCAAATATCTCTATTGAATTAAACCAAGATGAAGCCGTTTATGGAGTTGTTGCCTCATCAACTCAGTCGGTAGCAGTCCTTCGACAAGGGGTTTAACCCATGGCGTTGCCAGCCTCCCTTTCAACTTGTACAGTTGAGGCAACTTATGTAAATTTAATTGGCAACCCTATTAGTGGGTCAGTTACTTTTACGCCACAAACCATTCTTAAAGAAACAACTCTTAATGTTATTTTAATGCCCACCGCTATTGTCAAAACTTTAGATGCAACAGGTTCATTAAGTTTAACCCTACCTTGCACAAGTGATACAGATGTGACACCACAACCTTTTATTTACACCATAGTTGAGAACTTTACTGGTGGTAGAACCACTCAGATTGCCTTACCACTATCGGTTGCTAATACCACCCAAAACCTTGCAGACCTGCTCCCTGCCGTTACAACAGCAGAATCCGCATCTTATATCACCCTTGACCAATATCAAGCGCTCCTAGCGCGTTATACAACCGATGAGTTAAGACGCACAATTGTTGTTGATGCCGAGGATTATGATGAAGATTCTGCGACTTATGCAGCAACGGCATCAACCGCCGCCGCACTAATCCAAAACAATACCCCTAATCAGTTGATGTTGATGGGACTATAAAATGGCTGAACCGTATGTACCTATTGCTGATTATACAACTTACAATACTCTTTTAACACTTCTTGAAATTACAACTAACGCGACAAGCGCTAACACTACCGCTTTAGTAGCGGCAAAAGCCTCGGCTCTTGCTTCAAAAAATGCTGTTCTAAATTTAAGTAATACAAATCTATTCTTTTTGGCTGGTGCATAATGGCATTACCAACAAATTTAAGCACAATAACAATAACTGGCGCTTATGTTGATTATTCAGGGACGGCTATTACGGGTCAGATTACTTTTACGCTTGGTGATATTTTGCGTTCAGGAATTGATAATGTAATGGTTGCTCCATCTACCGTAGTGGTTCCTTTGGTTGCAGGTGCTTTTTCAGTAACGCTACCAGCCACCAATGACCCCGATATAATTCCAAACCCCTATACATATACAGTTGTTGAGTCTTTTGTTGGAGGAAGAACTTACACAATTAGTGTGCCGTATAACGGAGGCTCTTTGGATTTAGCAGATATAAGCCCACTTCCAACTATTGCAACTACTTATGTTCAATTAGTAGACGATACAACTTGGACATCGTTAGAGGTTCTAATAGATGCCCTTGATACAAATATCAACCAAACAACCTCAACAATAATTGCATCAGGTAAATACTGGTACATACCAGCGACCTATGCTACCTATACAGCGGTTGATACTGCATTTTCCACATATACTGCTTTAACATCAGCAACTCATTACCTTGATTATTCTGATATTTCTGCATTTGTAACAACGGCTCAAGCATCGGCTAGTTCTGCAACAGCCAGCCTAGCAACAGCCACCACAAACGCATCCGCTACAATAAGCCCATTACTTTTAATAGGAGGATAAATGGCAACATCATATAAGGTGCTTGCACAACAAGCGACTACCACATCTTTAGCGAGCATGTACACAGTTCCAGCCTCGACTGAAACTATTATTTCAAGCATAGTAGTTGCCAATGTAAGTGCCAGCGATAGAACTTACAGGATTACTATTCAGCCTAATAACGCAACTTTGGCGCAAAAACACTATATTGCCTACGATGTAACCAGTAAAGCCAATTCAACTACCGCCTACACTCTAGGAATTACACTAGACGCCGCTGACCAAGTTTATATTTATGGCTCAACAACCGACCTTTCTATTTCTCTATTCGGAAGCGAGATATCATAATATGGCAATAACTACCAATGGTTCCGCTGGAACCGTACTTGCAGTATCAGCAGATTTAGCACTAGCAATTTCTGATGAATCAGGAACAGGCGTAGTTGTATTTAATACAAGCCCAACTCTTGTAACTCCTGCCCTTGGAACACCTGCATCAGGAACTCTTACTAACACAACTGGATTACCAGTCAGCGGAATTACAGCCTCAACCTCTACTGCTTTAGGTGTTGGAAGTGTTGAATTAGGTCACGCAACCGATACAACTTTAGCCCGTGCTTCTGCTGGTAGATTATCTGTTGAAGGCGTTAATGTTGTTACTGTTTCTTCCACAGATACGCTTACTAATAAAACTTTAACATCTCCTACTATTGGTAGTGGTGCTACACATACTGGTTCATCAAGCGGTTCAACAGTATTACAAGCCTCAGCCGCCGCTTCAGGAACTTTAACATTACCCGCCGCAACCGATACTCTTGTAGGTAAGGCAACAACAGATACCCTTACAAATAAAACTCTAACAAGTCCTGCAATCAATACAGCAGTTAATAATGGTCTTAATGCTTCTAATGTTGCGACTGGAACTATCGCCGATAACATAGTCAAGGGCTTAAACGAAGATATAAATGTTGTGGCTTCTGCGGCAACTGGAACAATTAACTTTGATGTAACTACTGCTTCAATTTGGTATTACACTTCAAACGCAACAGCCAACCATACTTTGAACTTTAGATACTCAAGTAGTGTTTCACTAAATACTTTTATGAACACAGGTGATTCACTTACTGTTGTTTGGCTCAATACAAATGGCTCAACTGCTTACTACCCAAGCGCAATTACTATCGATGGCAACGCAGTAACTCCAAAAGTTCCTGCTGCTATTACCGCTGGTAATGCTTCATCTATTGATGCGTACTCTTTCACAATTATTAAGACCGCCTCTGCTACATTTACTGTCCTAGAAACACAAACCAAGTTCGCCTAAAGGAGATTCAATTATGCCGTTAATTGCTTCTCGCGCAGGTGGCTCTGTTAGTGGTTTTGGAGGACTCCGCAGTTTAGGTGGTGGATTTCCGTCTGCTTTTAATTACCTTGTTGTTGCTGGAGGCGGTGGCGGTGGCGGTTCAGATGGTACTGTAGGTGGTGCTGGTGGTGCTGGAGGACTTCGTTCCACAGTAACCGCAACAGGTGGTGGCGGTGCTTTAGAAACTGCTTTGTCTTTATCACCAAGCACAAGTTACACAGTTACCGTTGGTGCTGGCGGCGCTCCTAGTCATGCTGCGGGTGCTGGCGGACTAGGAAGTGATTCTGTATTTTCCACAATCACTAGCACAGGTGGCGGAAACGGTGCTATTCAAGGCGGTACTGGTGGTAATGGTGGAAGTGCTGGTTCTGGTGGTTGGACTGGTAGTCCAGGAACTCGAACAGCCTCACCAGTTCAAGGAAATGCGGCTGGTACTTCTGGACCTGGAGGTACAGCATTTGACTCATCAGGTGGTGGTGGTGGTGCTGGAGGTGCTGGAGGTAACCATACATCTAAGTTTGGTGGTGCTGGTGGTGCTGCTCTTGCAGTTTCAATTACTGGTTCATCTGTAAATTATGCTGGAGGCGGTGCTGGTGCTGGAACTAGCGGTGCTGGAACGCAATCATCTCCTGGAGGCGCTGGTGGCTTAAATAGTAATGGTGGTTCAGGAACCGTAAATACTGGTGGCGGTGGCGGTGGCACCTGGACAAGTTCAGGTACTTACATTGGTGGTGCTGGTGGTAGCGGTGTTGTTATAGTTTCTTATGGAGGTTCTCAAATTGCTTCAGGTGGAACAGTAACAACATCAGGTGGCAATACAATTCACACATTTACAGGTTCAGGAACATTTAATACAACTTTAAGTTATCTCGCTAAAGCAAAGGGTGGAACAGTAAATACAGATGGTACTTATTGGTATCACACATTTACTGGTTCAGGAACATTTACCCCTGCTCAATCATTAACTGCTGATATGTTAGTAATTGCTGGCGGTGGTGGCTCTGTTGCTACTGCTACTGGTAGTGGTGCTACAGGTGGAGGCGGAGCAGGTGGATTACAATATACTCCTTCTCAATCTTTAACTGCTTCAGATTACACAGTTACCGTAGGTGCTGGTGGAGTTAGACTTGCTGGTAATAATTCAAATGTAACTGGTACTGGTATATCTTTAACTGCCGCAGTAGGTGGCGGTTTTGGTGGTGCTAGCGATGCTACTGGTGGTAGTGGTGGTTCAAGTGGTGGTTCGGGTATGCGTTTTCTAACAAATTCAGGTACCGCAACTAGCGGTCAAGGAAATGTTGGTGGAGTTGGTAGCGGTGGTTCTACTTACTCTTCAGCAGGTGGTGGTGGAGCAGGTGGAGTTGGTGCAAATGGTGGTTCTAATGCTGGTGGTAATGGTGGTGTAGGTAGTTCTACTTATTCCAGTTGGGGTGCTGCAACAAACACAGGTCAAAATGTATCAGGTACTTATTACTACGCTGGTGGTGGTGGTGGAAATTCTTGGGCTCCAGGTACTGAAGGTGTTGGTGGTTATGGTGGTGGTGGTTCAGGTTATTATATCGGTGGTTACGCTCCTGATAGGGCTGGTACAAATGGAACAGCCAATACAGGTGGCGGAGCAGGTGGAGGAAATGTTGTAGGAAGTGCGCCTTATCAAGGTATAGGCGGTAGCGGTATTGTTATCATTCGATACGCAGTCTAACGAGAGGGTAATATGAAAAATGTAAACAAGATTAAAGAAACTAAACCAACTCAATGTTTTAGTTTTGAAGTGATTATGTTAGTCCACATTATTGCCGATAATGAAGCAACTGCTAAAACTCAACTTGATGATAAAGGTGGAATCGTCACAAAGCGTGAGGTAAAATTAGTTAATACACAAACTCTCTACGGAGAGGAAAAGGAGTAGATATGGGTCACTATGCAAAAGTAGAAAACGGAATTGTTACGCAAGTTATTGTTGCCGACGGTCCCGATTGGTGTGAGCAAAACTTAGGTGGGGAATGGGTTCAAACCTCTTACAACACATTTGGTGGAGTTCATTCAGAGGGAAAGTTCCCTATCCACAAAAACTATGCAGGTATTGGATATACATTTGACGGCATTGGTTTTTCTGCACCACAGCCATATCCATCTTGGATAAAAGATGAAGAAACTTATCTATGGAACGCTCCAACTCCTATGCCAACAGATGACAAGCGTTACTCATGGGACGAAGATACCCTCGCTTGGGTAGAACAAGAATAACTAAGGAGTAAATCATGGCAGGTACAACAACTAAGGGGTTTAGATACCCAACGGCGGGTGATAACCCTGCCATTCATACTGACTTCCTTAATTTAGCAACAGATATTGATAACTACTTTAACGCGCCACAAGTCACAACAAGCCTTGTATTTGAGGGTGCTACCGCAGATGCTTTTGAAACTACACTTACAGTTGTAGACCCAACGGCAGATAGAACTATTACTTTGCCAAATGTAACTGGAACAGTAGTTACAACAGGAGATACTGGAACGGTAACAAATACTATGTTAGCCAGTACATACGCAACAGATATTTCTGCTTTAGACCGTGCTAGACAAACTGCATTTATGCTTGGTGGAATGTAATGACTTTTACCTACTCAAGTGACCCGTCTACCTCAACCCGTAATAAAGTTCGGTTTCTTATCAACGATGTTGATTCTACCGATGCTCTTTTTAATGACGCTGAGTTAGATTATTTAATTGCCGAGTGGGTAGATGTATATGAAATTTGTCGTGCCGCGTGTGAAACTCTTGCTTCTCGTTTCAATCGTTTAGCAGATTCAACTTCAAAGAGTGTAGGAGACATTTCGGTATCTGAGTCGTACTCCGCTAAATCACAACAATACCAAGACCTTGCTGATAATTTTCTTAAGCGCCGTATGCGTAAAACTCCTCCTCGTCCATTTGCCAACGCCGATTCTCTTAAATCTACAAATGACAGACTTGTTACGGATTACAATACTGATGCTTATGCTGGAATTCACGACAACCCTAACAATGTCTATGACCGCCGTATAGTTGAATAGGGGTAGCCAATGGATGCTATCTATACCAAAGTTGCAGAGTTCCTTACCGACTCTGTTGTTTTTACCGCCAAAGCCTCTGTTGATAAATATAACAAACCTACTTTTAGTGGAGACACCACCGTAACTGGTCGTTTAATTTACGGACAAACAAAATCTAAAGATGTTCAAGGTCAAGAAGTTGTAGATATTGGGAGATTTATTACTAATGGTCCTGCCGCAACAATTACGGTAGGTCATAAAATGGTTGTCGGGGCGGACACCTTTACAATAAATGCAATAGACAAAATCAAAGACGAAAACGGAGCGCATCACGCCGTCATCAGATTTGGGCGTTAGACATGGCAAAGTCGTCTTTTACACTCGACTTATTCGGCGACCAAGAGTTAGTTAATGCTCTCAAGGCTGGAGCAGAAGATACTCCTCAAGCAATAGCCCAAGCAATTTATGAAGAAGCCAATGTTATTTTTGCTAAGTCACAAGTTCTTGTTCCAGTAGATACTGGAGTTCTTCGTGGTTCAGGTGGAGTCTCTGCGCCACAAATGGGAAACACAGGCTATTTTGTAGATATTTTCTATGGTGGTCCCGCCGCTTCTTATGCTCTTTATGTCCATGAGATTATTGGCAACTATCACAATCCACCAACTCAGGCTAAATACCTTGAGCAACCAGTCATGGAAGCGATGTCTACAATCCAAGAAAACATAAAGGGTAGAATTATCGACATCATACAGAAAGGGCATAGAAACTAATGGCAACTATTCTTGAATCAGTAGGTGACTATTTAGTTACTAATAGCCAAGGAACTCTTGGAACTAACATCTTTTTAGGAACTCTTCCTGAAACACCTGACGCTTGCGTAGCAGTTTATGAGAACGCTGGAAGTTCCCCAACATTTACTATGGGGTCAGGCGGTATCAGAATTGACTACCCAATGCTTCAAATTATCTGCCGAGCAGGTAGAGAAGATTATCCAACGGCTAGAGACAAAGCAGAAACAATTCGCGTTTTACTCGCGTCGGTGCTTGAACAATCGGTCTCAGGGGTGCATATTATGAGGATTGAACCGATGGGTTCAGTAAACATGTTAGGAGTAGACCCGAAGTACCGCCCACTAATCTCGGTGAATTTCCGATGCTTAGTGAGAATGTAAACGAGGAGCCAACGGCTCCGCAAGAGAGAGTGGTAGACCCGTATGGCAGAAACGCAACAACCGATGAGTTCCAACGATGCTGGAAATGTGACAGGCTCCTCTTCGAAAGTGCAACGCGTCCATGGAGTATCCGATGCCCAAGGTGTAAATCCAAAAATAAATCAGGATGATTTTTTTAAGGATTTAGATTCTTTAGTTGGTTCAGGTAGAGGACAGAGCGGTTGTTCAATTGGTAAGTTAGTCGCAGATTTAGATGAACCTTTGCGTTCTAAACTAAATGAAATTATGCGAAATGAAAAAGTAAACTCATCTCGTCTTGGCGAGGTTATGTTAGCCTACGGACTTCAAGTATCTTCCAGCGATGTTCTTAGAAGGCATCGACGAAGGCTTATAGGCAAAGATGGGTGTAAGTGTCCGAATGAGTCTTGATGATGCTTTAGATAATTTACTTAAGACTAGCGAGATAAATTCAGTTCAAAAAACTGAACCTCGTCAAAGACAAGCAGAGTGGTTGCCTGGAGTAACTTGGCAAGGTGAAGAGGGAACGGTAACCACTCAGCCCATGGAGGGCGATAACTCTCCTGATTGGTCGGGAGTTCTTAGGATGTGGGGATTAGACCCCGAACATTTTCAAGTAGTAGAACCAGTTCTTTTTAATGTGTGGGGCGATACTTTAGGAGTTCTTAACCGCCAATGGAAAGGTAAAGTAGTTCGCAAAGGCAAACAAGAAGTTGCCGATATTGAAGCCTTAATTGCAGAAATTAAAAAACATAAACCCCGCGAGCGCAAAGAAATGACAGGTGGAGCAAGCCTTGTCGTATGTGCCTCGGACTGGCAGGTAGGTAAAAGAGATGGTGATGGTCTAAAAGGTTTAGTTGGTAGATGGCTCCAAGCAGTTGATGATGTTGAGTTCAGAATTAAAGAATTAAAAAAGATAGGTCGCCCAATTGATTCAATCACCGTTTTATGTCTAGGTGATTTAGTTGAAGGATGCGATGGTCACTATGACATTCAAACCTTTACAGTTGAGGTTGATAGAAGAGACCAAGTAAAGATTGCTCGTCGTCTCCTAAGAGATGCTCTTATCCGTTGGTCAAAGGTTGTCCCTAATATCACCGTCATGGCAATTGGTGGAAACCATGGTGAGAACCGTAAGAATGGAAAAGCCTTTACTACTCTTAATGATAATGATGATGTAGCCCTAGTTGAGTCCGTTGCTGAAATCTTCCAAGCCAACCCTGAAGCCTATGGTCACATTCGTTTTGCTATCCCAACGGAGGAGTTGAGTCTTACTCTTGAAGTTAATGGAAAGATTATTGGAATTACTCATGGACACCTTGCTCGTAGCGCAGGAAGTCCTGAAGCAAAACTTCGCAGATGGATTGCTGACCAAACTCTAGGACGCCAATCAATTGGCGATTGTGACATTTTAGTTTCAGGTCACTATCATTCATTTCGTCTAGCAGATTGGGGAGGAGTTAAATGGCTACAAGCACCAGCCCTCGACGGGGGAAGCGTTTGGTGGAGACAATCCAAGGGGGAGGTTGCGGCTGTGGGAGTTCTGACATTCCTAGTAACGAGCGAGGGAGTCTCGGACATCCAAGTATTATGAACGACCCTAGAGACATTGCTTTATATGCCGCTGAATTGGTCTCAGGAGAGCGTCAGGAGGCTTACGGGCATCCGCTTGATAACTTTACCCGTGCCTCAAAGATATGGTCTGTAATCCTCGGCTGTGAGGTTTCTGCCGAGCAAGTTGCCCTCTGTATGGTCGGCATGAAAATAGCCCGTGAAGTAAATCAATCTAAGCCCGATACCGCAGTAGATGGCATTGGTTATTTCTTAACTCTTGGAATGATTCAAGAAGAACGCTTAAGAAGAGATAATATCTAACTAAAAGTAAAAATCTTCATACGCTATACTAAACTCAATGTGCGCTTAGTCGCCTGAGTTTTTCGTCTCTTCCGTGTCCGAGTGACCTTGACGGTCACTCGGGTTTTCTATGTGCCGTCACGGAGGAGGTTTTAATGGCTCGTTATAGAGTCTTACAGGGTATTGATTACCCACCTAATAAACGCGCTGAAGTTGGGGATGTTGTTGAAGATATTCCAGCCCAGTCAGTTAAATGGCTTTTAGATTCAGGAATTATTGAAGATACAGATAAGCCAGCAAAGAAAATCGAAAAGTCTGTTGTTGAAGAACCTAAAGCCGAACCAGTTGCAGAGGTTGTAGAAGAACCTGTTGTTGCAGATGGTTTTGACGCCGATGCCACAGATGGTGATGGCGATGGATTCCTACAAGATGGAACCCCACATCAACGCCCAGTTGAGGAGAAATAATGCCTACATTCGCCCATGGTAAAAATGTCAATGTATTTCTAAATGAGTTTGATTTTTCTACCTATTTTAATGATGTTAGCGCTTCAACAAGTGTTGATACCGCTGAGACAAGTGCCTTCGGTACAAGCGCTAAGACCTACATTGTCGGTCACCGAGACGGAACAATCTCTCTTTCAGGAATGTTTGAAGGAACCGCCTCCGTAGGAACAGATGTTTTTTTTGCAACCGCTCTTGGCTCCGCTACAAAAAATAAAATAATTGTTGCTCCCCAAGGTAATTCAGTTGCCGCAGGAGCAATTATGTTAGTTGCCGACGATACATCTTATGAGGTCTCAAGTGCCATCGCAGATGTTGTCCAAGCAAGCGCAGAATTCCAATCAACAGATGCAGTTGAACACGGGAAGATTCTTTCCTCGGGTTCGGCTATTTCTGCGACTGGAAATGGAACAGGCGTAGATAACACCACTTCTTCCTTAAATGGCGGAGCGGGATTCTTGTCAGTTCCAGTTAATACCCGTAACGGAACAATCGGTGTAAAGGTTCAACACTCAGCAGATAACTCAACTTTTGCTGACCTTGTTTCTTTCACAACCGTTACAAGCACTCAAAAAACCTCAGAAAGAGTTGAGGTTGCAAGCGGAACAACAATCAATCGATACCTACGAGTTGTATACACAGTCGCAGGTTCAACAGGCTCGGCTACCCCTGTGGTGGCTTTTACTAGGAGGTAAAAAAATGCCAACATTTAGACATGGTAAATCCACCGTATTCAAGGTAGACAACAACGCTGGAACCCTTACCGATATTAGCAATACCCTTACAGATGTTTCATTCCCACAATCAGTAGACACCGCCGAGACCAGCGCTTTTGGTTCATCAGCAAAGTCTTATGTAGTTGGGCTAACAGATGCAACGATTTCAGTATCAGGTAACTTTGATGCAACAGTTGATGCTCACCTAGCGGCTATCGTAGGAAAAGCAGATTCAGTTTCATTCGAGTACGGTCCTGAAGGTTCAACTGCTACTTACACAAAGTACACAGGAGAAGCACTTCTAACCTCTTACGAGAAGAGTGGTGCTATCGGAGATGTAGTGACATACTCAGCCGAGTTCCAAGTAACAGGCGCCGTAACACGCGGTACCTACGCTTAATAGGAATTGTTTCAAAAAAACTAAATAATTTATCGTGACCAACCTAGTGTCCCAAGGAGAAAAAGAAATGACAGATTTACGCGGAAAGATATTTGAAGCAGACGACATTACGAAGGAGTTACTGCAAGTCCCTGAGTGGGGCGTTTCAGTAGAAATTCGTTCTATGACGGCTGGACAGAGAGCAACACTTACTGAGGGGGCAACCTCGGCAGATAAAGTGGACATTTCTAATATGTACGCAAAGACTGTTATCGCAACTGTGTTTGACCCTACAACGGGTTTACCAGTCTTTACAGAACAAGACCGTGAAGCAATTCTTTCTAAGAATGGCGCAGTCATTGAGCGTTTGGCAACAAAGGCTCTTGGCAGTTCAGGTCTAGGTGATAAGGCGGTAGACCAAGCACAGGCTCGATTTCCTAAAGAATCCTGAGAGACGGTTTCTTTTTGAACTAGCAGAAAAGTTAGGTAGGACGGTGGGGGAACTTCTTTACGGAAGTAAATCCCACCGCCCACTTAGCAGTATGGAATTGACCGAATGGAACGCTTTCTATCTTGTAAAAGAAAAGGAACGCGAGAAAGCCGAGAGAAGAGCAAAGGCTAGGAGATAAATGGCTGATTCACCAACCATGGAAGTCCGCGCTCGCCTCACCGCTGATTCTGCTCAATTCACAAAAGGTTTACAAGAAGCATCAAAAAGTGCTGAAAATTTTCAAGTAGCGGCTGGCAGATTAAATGGAAGTTTAACAGCGCTTGGTGCCGTTGCCGCAACCGCGGCTATTGGTTTAATTGTTTTTGCTACTAAGTCATTCAAAGCCGCCGCTGAAGTTCAAGAGTTAGATATTGCTTTACAGGCTATTGGTCAGTCCACTCGCTACGGATATGAGCAACTTGCTATTGCGGTTGAAGAAATCAAAAAAATTGGAATATCTGCGGTGGGCGCCCAGCGAGCAGTTATTAAACTTGCTCAATCAAATGTTGATTTAGGTGATGCAACTCAATTAGCCACCATCGCTCAAAACTTATCTGTTACAGCAAGTGTAAATTCTGCTGACGCTTTACAAACTTTAATTTTTGCTATCACAACTGGGCAAACAAGAATGTTACGCCAAATTGGTATTACGACTGGGGCTACCGAGGCTTTTGCCATCTATGGTCGGACAATAGGTAAGAGCGCTAGTGAGTTAAATATGGCTGAAAGACGCCAAGCAGTAATGAATTTTATTCTAAAAGAAGGAGCAAAAGTTCAAAATGCTTATACCCTTGCAATACAAAGCCCTTCTCGAGCCTTAAAAGAAATGGGTGACCAAACTAGAAGATTGCAAGAAGCAGTTGGCTCAAGATTATTAACTGCCTTCAGCAAAATAATTTTATCCACTCTTGCGTTGTCTACTAAATTTACAAAAGCCTCAGAAGGAAGTGGAACTTTTTCTAAATTCCTTGATGCTATGGAAAAAGTATTAACTAAATTGTCAGACCCAATTGCAAAACTAGCAACAAACCTAGGTAACTTTATTGAAAAAGTGGATAAAAGTAAATTAAGTATTGATGGAATTGCCTCGGCTATGGAAAAAATACTACCTATTGCATTAGCATTTACTACTTATTTTGGTATTACAGCAGGTAAATCTTTGTCCCAAGCGGCGCCTTTTTTCCAAGGTTTCTTTAATGCCTTAAATGGATACAAGGTAATTTTTACACTTTTTGCTCTTGCCGTGTCATCTCCCCAAATACGAGGGGCGCTAGGGCAATTGATTTCTGCTTTTGCTCCTTTATTACCAATACTTAAAAAAGTTGGAGCAGTATTTACAGAGGTGTCTGCTTTAGCAATTGGTGTTTTTGCAAAGGCTATACAACTGGTTGCCAACATAGTCAAAGCAACTATAAGTTTTATTCAAAGGTTTGCTGAAGTATTTAAGGTTTTAGGAGTTGCTATTGCGGCAGTTGCTCTAGGGTATGGCGCATATAGAGCAGTCATATTACTTACCACAGCGGCGACAGCAATTATGGGAACCGTAACGGCGGGAGTCACAATAGTAATAAATGCTTTAAGAAGTGCGGTGGCTATATTAAATATGACCATAGCCTTAAACCCTATTCCGCTCTTTATTGGAGTAGTTGTTGCCCTATTAGTGGCTCTTGGTTATTTAATTAAAACAAATAAAACCGTAGGTGATGTTTTTAAGACAGTCTTTAACTTTATTGCTAAAGTTGTAATCAGCGTCTTTGCATACATTGTAAAGGCTATTGGCTATGTAATAAAAGCCTTTGCTTCCATTATGCGAGTTCTTGGTTTCTTTGCAGAAGTTATTGCTATGGTCTTTGAGTTTGTAATTGACATTATTCTTACTTGGTATAAGTTTTTACTTAAGGCTATTAAGTTCGTTGTCGATGCTTTTATTATGTTTATGGAATCCCAAGGAACTCTTTACGATGTAGTTAAAACTATATTCAATGCAATTATCAAGGTAATTTCTTTAGTCGTAGAAGGCATTGTTAGAGTCTTTGCATTTATCATTGGTGCCGTTGCTGACCTAGTGGGGGCATTTAATGATTTGTTTGGCGGAGTTAAAAACATATTCCTAAAGATTCTATCGGCTATTGGAAATGTAGGCGAAGGAATTTTTGGTATTTTAGATGATATAGCCCAAGGAGTAGGTAAATTTCTTGGTTTTGTTTTTGACAAATTAACTGGATGGATTAAATCGCTTGCGGCATTATTTGAAAAAATTCCTTTAGTCGGCGCTCAAATTTCAAACGGTATAAAAAGCGGTCTTGCCGCTGGTCAAGCATTAGTTACAGGTTTTGCATCCACGCTTGTAGGGTTTGGTAAAACAGCATTTGATGGAATCCTTAGCGGGGTAACAAAAACAGTTAATGGTATATCTACTGTTGGAAATGCAGTTGAAAAAGGATTAAGGGCAACAGAGAAAACTCTTACTAATTTTGCGGTTAAAGTTCAGGAGTTTGGAAATAAAGATAATGGTGCCAAACTTATTGAAGGTTTAGTTGGTGGAGCAAAGACAGCATCAGCCGCTTTAGGAACAATGATTGACGCCCTTGGCGAAGCAGTTAAGTTTGATTTTGCAGGAACAGTAGGAAAATTTATTGATAGCGTGGCTGATAAGGCTGACGCGGCTGGTGATTATTTAATTGCCCTTTCAACTCAGATGTTGGCGTTTGCAGATACAACAGATTTTGCTGGCAATGTTGCAGACGGCATTGGCGACTTTATTGGAAAAATTCAAGATAGTCTTAAAGAAGGTCTTGGCTTTGGAGACATTCTTAAAAAAGAAAAAGAAAAAGCCGATAAAGCAGGTACAGGTACTACCGATGATGCTTTAGGTTCTATTCAAGACCAAGCAGATTTAATGAAAAAAATTCGTGAAGCAATGAAGGCTGGCATTGAGTCAATAAGTGATGTTCTATCAGACCTACAACAAGCGGCTAAAGATTTTGCAGATTCCCTCAAAGACACCATTATGGGTTTTGCTGGACTCAAAGGTGTAGAACTTCCTGATGGATTTATTCCTAAAGCAAAATCTCTTATTGAAAATATGCAAACTCGTCTTAATAAGAGCCAACAGTTTGCTAGTCAGATAACTCAACTACAAGCCCTTGGTTTAGATGCAACTGCAATTAAAGATTTAGTTGAATCAGGACCAATCAAGGGCGCTCAAATTGCGGCGTCAATTCTTGGTGGAGGCGCTGAGGCAATTGCACAAATCAATGAGATTCAAAAGTCAATTGCATTTACTGGTGCGGCAATTGGTAAGTTCGGTTCAGAGGCGGCGTTTGGTCAAAAGATTGCAAGCGCTCAGGCTGGTATTGCTCAAATCACCGATGCAGAGGCAAGTTTTAGAGGAGTCGGTGGAAACAATATAGTTATTGAGCAGGGCGCGTTTGTAGTTAATGTTGATACAACAGGTGCCGCAGACCAAGGTGAAAAGGCTGACATAATCACTAAGAGAATTCAAGAAACATTCGCTATCTTGGCAAAAGAATTGGCTAACAAATAATGGCTACCTATGTACTTCGCCCTAACGCAAACTGGAATAACGCCGCTTCTTTTACTATCTCAGGTGGGTCTGCTTCAGTTCATGCGGCGCTCGCTGATTCAAGCGATAACACATTTGTTAAGCGCACTAGCACAACAGTTCCCATTTCTTATGAAGCAGAGTTTGGAACAACAACTTTAGCCGCTACGGAAAAAGTTGCCTATGTTAATCTTCGCGCCCGTGCCACGATAGGAACTACTGGCAGTATCCAATTGAGTCTTGGAGTTATTACAGACCGAAATGGTAGAGAGGTTTACTACTCAGTTCCATTTACTAAAGCAAACACTTTGACAATTACAACCCTTGATACAGCCTTAAAACTTACAACCGCTCCAAATGGTGAGGCTTGGACTCAGACTTTAATTGATAACTTAGTTGTTAAATTTACAGACAACTCAATAATAAGCGGTGACCGTGCTGAACTTGTTGCTCTTTTTATTGATGTAGAAACTACAACTCAACCAACCGTTACAGTCACAGCGCCGAGTGGAACTATCACAGATACTACTTTTCCTTCAGTCACTTGGACTTATGCTGATGTAGATGGAGACCCACAAAGCGCGTATGAAGTAAAAATTTTTGACGCCGCTACATACGGTGGCTCAGGTTTTGACCCTGCAACAACAACCCCATCAGTAGAGACTGGAGTTGTAACTTCAGGTAACGACGGGCAAACGCTTGAGGCTGACTTAGCCGATAGCACAACTTATAGAGCCTATGTGCGAGTTGCTCAATTATTAAACGGTGCTGATTACTTTAGTGATTATGCTTATAGTCAATTTACTATTGATGTTGATGCTCCCGCTACACCACTTATTACTGCTTTCTACGATACCAACATTGAGGCAGTAACCCTTACAGTTTTTGGTAGAACAAATGTTCTAAGCGCTAACCAAGCCTCCCTTGAAACCAATACAACTGGTTGGATTGCAGTAACAAATTCTTCAATTGCTCGTTCAACTGCTCAATTCTCTGATGGCACAGCCTCACTTGCAATAACAGCAACAGCATCAGGAGATGCCACGGCATCAACAACTACTGGTACAAAATTTATAGTTTCAGCAAACCAAGAATTTTCTGCTATTGCAGATTTTAAGGCAGGGAGTACAACCCGTGATTGTGCAGTTGGTATTCGCTATTTGACTTCAGCGGGTGCAACAATAAGCACGACTTTTGGAACATCAGTCAGCGCAACCAGTTCTGCTTGGGCAACAGCGAGTGCAACAGTTTTAGCACCCCCAACCGCTACCCATGCTCAGGTTTTTGTAAAAGTTGTTAGCGCAAGTGCAAGCGGAGTTCACTATGTAGACAAGATTGGCTTTCACTCAGGTGATGAGCCTGTTTTTACCCGCGGTGGTTTTTCAGAATTCAAATTTGATGTAGAGCGTTCAGATGATGGAGGAACTGTATTTACCGCTATCCGCAACAGTCCAGTATCGGCTGATACTTCACAGATTGCTCAAATTGACGACTATGAAGTTCCCCTTGATACAACAATCCAATACAGAGCGAAAGCGAGGGCTGATATTTAATGGCTACTATTTCTTCAGGTTACACATCCTCTTCTCCTATTCTTGTTAATAATCCTCTAAGTTGGTCTTTTGTCGCCCCCGATGATGATGATATAAAAGTTGTAGGAGTTAGTGTTCAACAACCTTTGAGTCAAACTATTGTTGAAGCCTATGGAGTATTCAAACCCCTCGGTGCCTCTAAGTCAGTTGTTGTAGCCCAATCTATTTATGGCATTGATGGCACCTATGAAATTACAGTTCAAGGAGAAGATGATTGGGATGAGTTGTATCCAGTTCTTGTTTACCAAGGAACTTTATTAGTACGCGACCCGCTTGCTCGTCTGAAGTATGTTCGTTTTGTAGATAGAAACTGGGTTGAGTCAGGCAACATCGATAGTTTAATCAGAGTTGTAAAAGTTACTTACTTTGAAGTTGATGCCCCATAATGTATCCAGTCTCGGCTTCATTCAAAGAGACCGTAAAAAAATCTCATGTAACTAAAGTAAAGGTTGAAGTCTTTGATGTTTCAAACGGAACTATTATTAGTACCGCTCAACCAATTTCAGGAAGCGTAAGTATTGATAACCGCCGTTCAGTTCGGCGCGAATGTTCCCTTGAGTTCATAGATAAAGATGGAACCTTAGTTCCACAAAACAATAGGTCGGCAATCTTTCTGCCATATAACCGAGAAATAAAAATTTACCGCGGGGTTGTCTTTCCTGACGGCACCGAGGAATTAGTTCCTCTTGGAGTATTTGTAATTACGGGTGTAGAAATTACAGATACAGCCCAAGGTGTAAAAATTGCAGTCAAAGGCTCTGACCGAAGTTTGCTTCTTGCTCGGGCTAAATTTACAAATCATGAGTTCTATATTGCCGATGGCACAGCCAAAGAAACTGCTATTGAACAAATTTTGAAATTTAGATACCCACAAGTTAAAACAATTTTCCCTGCTACTGGACAAGTTACAACTTTGCTTTACCCAACCCTTGACCAAAGTTCTGACCCGTGGCGTGAGGCTTTGAAGATTGCCGAGTCCGCTTCTATGGATTTATATTTTGATGAGAATGGTACAGCCCGTATGCGACCAATCCCCGACCCTGACTTGGGGTCACCAGTTGCAACATATACCGACGGCGCTGATTCAATCTTAATTCAAATCAATCGTTCTCTTAGTATTGATGAGTCCTATAATGGGGTTATATTTACAGGAGAGGGAACAAACTTATCTATTGGTGTAATTGGTGAAGCCTTTGACGATAACCCAAGTTCACCTACCTACCGCAAAACTTATGGTGAGGTTGTAAAGTTTATGAGCAGTCCAACGGTGCTTACAGTTGCCGAGGCAACTGAGGCGGCTAAGGCTGAGTTAAAGAAAGTCATAGGCTCAACTGAGAAAATTACATGGGACCAAATAGTGAACCCTGCTCATGATGTTTATGACCTAGTAAAAATTACCCGTACTCCAGTTGGCGTAGACAAAATTTTGACCCTAGACTCAATCACGATACCCCTAGATGCCAAGGGTACGATGAACGCAATTGGTAGAAGTAGGAGATTCTGATGGACTTGGCTTACCTTGTAAATCAAATAAAAGGCGATGTCAGTTTGCCAAATCTAAGACTTCGCCAAGCAAAAGTTGTGACTGTAAATGTCAGTCCCGCTACTCTTGATGTTCAAATTGCTGGAGGCACAAACACCTTGCCTAAAGTTAAGTATTTGAGCAGTTATAGCCCAACGCAAAATGACACAGTTTGGTTAATATCATTTGGCGCAGATTTGTTAGTCATTGGGAAACAAGCATAATAACCGTGGTTCATAAACCATAGGTTAGAATTTATCCACCTACTCTTAGGAGAATATAATGGACAGTAAAATTAAAGCAATGCTCGCTTCGTATGGACGCTCATTCCTAGCGGCAGTAACAACAGCCTTCATGATTACAGGCGGGGACATCCTTGCTCTTGACGGCGATGCACTCAAAGCAATTCTAGCGGCTGGCGTTTCTGCCGTTCTCCCCGTTGCCATCAGAGCGGCTAATCCTAAAGACCCTGCGTTTGGCAAGATTGCCGACGGAGTAACTGAGGCAGTCGTAAAAAAAATTAAAGCAAAGAAAAAATAAATGTCAGTCCAAAAAGTCTTGACCTCCGCGAAAGCGGAGGTTGATGCTGGTTACAAAGAAACTGGCGAAAACGACACAAAATTTGGCAAGTGGTATGGACTCAATAACCAACCTTGGTGCGCTATGTATGTCTCATGGTGTTTCAAGGAGGCAGGTCTATCCCCTCTAGTCGCGGCTCAATCTGCAAAAGGTTTTGCCTCATGCGATGCTGGTTTGAAATGGTTTGCAAGTAAAGGTCAATTAGTTCCAGTAGGACAAGCAAGGGCTGGAGATATTGCATTTTTTCAGTTTGATGAAGATGCACAGCCTGACCATGTTGGTATTGTAAAATGGAACAACACAACCTTAAAGTATTTACAAGTTTACGAAGGCAATACAAGTGGTGATGGAAAGGGAAGTCAATCAAACGGAGATGGCACTTTCTTAAAGAAAAGACCTTACAAACTAATCATGGGTATTGCTCGCCCAAAGTACGAGGCATAAAAAATGAGCGAAGAGGTGAAACCGAGTTTAGGAGAGATTATGCGTCGGCTTGATGACTTGACCATGGAAGTCAAGCAGATGAATCTCAATGTTGGTCAGACCTATCTTCGCAAAGATGTTTATGATTCTGACTCCGAAAGATTTGCTCAAGCCATGACACACATTACAGACCGTCTTGAGAAGATGGAGTCCCGCTCTGAGTGGGTAGTCAGGACAGTCGGCGCTCTCATGATTTCAACCATTGTCGGTGCCTCCGTGTATGTTGGACAAGTAATCGGGTTGTAGGTACTTGACAAACTAAACTAGGGTTTAGTATCCTCTCCCATAACGAGAGGAGTCCACATGGACAACGCATTAGAAGTAACACCAGTCGATGATTTTGAAATCATTGAAGAGCCAGCCCGTGAACCGTTTATTGTTGATGACGATTCAAAAGCAGATTGGGCAATGAGAAAACTTGCCTCCATTCGACGCAAGCAATCAGATAACACCGCCATCTTTGACCGAGAAGTACAGAGGGTCACAGAATGGCTTCAGAGGGTCAATACAGCCCTTGAGAGAGATGCTGAATGGTTTGAGGCGAACCTACGCCCATACGCCCTTCAGGAGCGCTCTAAAGACCGTAAAAGCATAGTCCTGCCCCACGGCACCATCAAAACTATCTCAGGTCGAGTTAAGTTCGATATTGAGGATGAATCCAAGTTCCTTGAATGGGCTGAGACAAATGCCCCTGAATTAGTCAGAGTTAAAAAAGAAATTGATAAAAAAGCCCTAGGTGCTTTGAATCAGTCTGAAGATAAAGTAATATCAACCCAAGGCGAAATTGTTCCTTCAGTCAAAGTTGTACCCGCTGAAGTTTCAGTCTCGTTCTTAATAGCAGAGTAGAGAGAGGGAACATGGAAAACAAATTACCAATCGCTCAAGCCCTGAGTGAGATTATGAAAGCAGTTGGAGCAATTGCAAAGAAGGACAAGAACACAGCCCAAGGATTTAACTTCCGAGGAATTGATTCTGTTGTCAATGCAGTATCTCCAGCACTTCAAAAGTTCGGTGTAATCGTTGTGCCTTCAGTTGAAGAGTATGACTATCAAACAGTTGAGATTGGAAAGAACCGAACCGCTATGGGTCATGTCAGAGTCAAAGTGACTTATACATTTATTGGAGCAAACGGTGACACAATCAAAGCAACAGTAGTTGGCGAAGCAATGGACTCAGGCGATAAGGCAACAGCCAAAGCCATGTCAGTTGCTTTCCGTACTGCCTTACTTCAATCGCTATCACTTCCAACCGATGAGGTAGACCCTGATGCAACTTCTTATGAACGCTCAAGTGAGAAAGATGTTTTACCATCTGAGGCAGTCATCGTGAGAATTAGTCAATCAACCGATATGGAATCTTTATCTTTAATCGGTCAGTACATAACCTTGAACAAGGACGCTTACCCAGTCGCACTTCTTGACCAATTCCGTGCCAAGTTCAAAGAACAACAATCAAAAATAAATCCGCCTAAATTGGAAGAGGACGCCAATGACAAACAACTCGGAGGAGTTACCGTTTGAGCCTGAGTTACCTTATGGGGGAACTTCAGGTCACAGCGGTAGTGAAACCAGTAAAGAGCGAGCGCTAGATTCGGACAGGTCAGGACAGACTGCTCGGCGTCAAGCGCAAGCCTTGAAATTATTAGATGAGCAAAAATCATTTGGAATAACTTGGAAAGAGTTATCTGATATGACTGGATTACACCATGGAAACTCTTCGGGTGTATTGTCGGTACTTCACAAAACTGGGCGCATTGCAAGGTTGAGAGAACAACGAAATCGTTGCAAGGTCTATGTTAATTTAGATAGTATTCAAGGTAGAGCGATTGAGTTACAGGGACGCAAAAAGTGTTGTCCCCATTGTGGAGGTAATTTGTGAGCATCAGGTGGATAACAAAAGTTTGGGCGGATTCGCCCTACGACGGAACCCGTCTACTTATCCACCTAGCGCTCGCAGATATTTCTCATGATGATGGTCGCTTCTTTGCATCTCAAACTAATCTCTCAACCAAAGGTCGATGCTCTGTTGAGTATGTCCGAAAGGTTATTAACGAGATGATTGCTGAAGGACATTTGAAGATTATTACCAAGGGAAACTCAAGGGGTAATGCAACCGTCTACCAGTTGCTATGGAAGAAACTCCCCAACTCTCTTGGGGAGGAACAAAGTTTAGGGGATGTAGAACTCCCCAACTCAGATACCCCCAACTCCCCAACTCTAGTGGTTCAACTCCCCAACGCCACTCCGTACCATCCGTCCTATACATCCGTCCTATCTACAACAAAGAGCGATGAAACTGCTATCGCAGTTATCCCGCTCTCGGAAGCAGTTGCTAGAAAATGGTGGGAGAAGCAAAGAGTTAAACCTTT